AGCATATGCAAATTGTGTCTCAGATACGAAATGCGTTTGGATTGTATCAGGCGGTAGCATGTTCCCTAGTTTTAAGTTACATACCAGTCCAAATTGAGACGGATGCTGGAACATGCGGTTGGCTCGCAGACATCTATTTGCAGAAATTGCCAGATGTGTTGCCGCCAGGGTTAGATATTATTAGGGAATCAACCGGTAAGAAAATATTTTTAGTCAAAGCACACCCGGGTGCGACCAACAAGGTCAATGTATATTTTAGTGAGATCGTATCGACGGCACGATCGTTGTATCCAGCAGTATACGCACGGCTCGAAGAAGTAAGCGGTTTGATGGCTGGTGTCCCCAACGACGTTGTATCCGCATGGGTTCTACACAGTTGTATTTTATTTGAGCACTATGGTTTGAGAGGTGTTGATTTCGCGACAAGGGCAATCCTCGATGTCGCAGGAGCGAAGTCGTTATCGGTGGCACTCAAAGGCTTGGGTGCCAACGGGTATGCTTACGGTGCAGTGTTGGTAGAGATGGATACATTGCAAGGTAGAGCTGTAAAGCCAATAGATATGCTTGCAGAGGCAGGATATCGATGTAGTGAGGAAGGTGTTAGGAAAACAGTGGTGGACGTGGATGAATCATGTCTCCGTGGATGTATAAGAGAGATCCTAAGAGAGGAGATAATCGAGCGTCCTGAGTTCCAGAACATCATTGAAATGTGGAGCAAAAGATGGGCCTGGGCAGTGAATGGGTCACACAGTACTTTATTGGGCAGATACAGGCCAGAATTGGATCTTAAAGTACCAGTGTTAGCATCAATGCACCGCAGAAGTTTTATGGAAGAGTGTAGCATTAACATTCTTGCAGCGTGGGATGGGCAGGGTTATGGTACCTGCAGCGAAAAGCTTGAAACAGGCAAAGGTAGGCTGCTTGTTTCATTAGATACCGTGAGTTACGCATGGTTCACACACTTGTTGGCACCTGTTGAGAAGGTTTGGGAGAACAAGCGGGTGATACTGGACCCAGGTAAGGGTGGCACAACTGGCATGGTTGGTAAACTCAAGAGGATGCAAAGGGAAGGTTGTAATTTGATGGCAGATTTTGAGGATTTCAATAGTCAACACAAGACTAGGTCGATGCAAATATTGTTTGAGGAGCTAATTGAGCATACTGGTTATGATAGTGTGCGCGGGGCGATATTAGTAGACAGTTTTGACAAGATTGTGATTCATTGCCAAGGCAAGTGTCTGGGTAAAGTGAGAGGCACTCTGATGAGCGGTCATAGGGCTACAAGCTTTATCAACAGTGTGTTAAACAGAGCATATCTGCTTGTTTACGCTGGTGACTTGCTACGGTCAATGCCGAGCATGCATGTCGGCGACGATGTATATTGTGCGCCATCATCTGCAGTATGCGGAATGGAATTGATGAAACGTATACTGGAGTCACCTTTGCGGTTGAATCGTACTAAGCAATCATTGGGGCACATCACCGGTGAATTTTTACGGATGGCAACCGGGCCTCATGGTACTTACGGTTATGCTGCCAGAGCAGTATCGAGCTTGGTAGCTGGTAATTGGGTAAAGCAATCAAAGATGAGTCGTGCGGAAGGGTTGTCTAGTATGGCACAATCATGTTGGAGTTTGGCAAACCGGAGCGGTAGTGAATTAGTTCCGGTCTTGTTGTGGCGTAGTCTGGCACGAATGACTGGTCTAAATAAGCGTGATTGCATTGGTATATGTAGGGGTACACTTGCGGTGGGCAATGGACCGAGCCGGCAGCGTGACGGCAACAGAGATTATTTGGTTGTCTCTGACACAAATAAGAAGTGGGTAGCAGATCCTACACTCAAAGGTTTGGCAACGAGTGATTTTCTGAGTAAACATGTCACGCCTTTGGAGCGTGCTATCATGATGCAAGTAGGTGTGTCCGTAACTACAGTTATGCTGGAGGCTTCTTATAAGAAGTCGACTGTGTTCGAGTATGGGCCTGCTGAATTGCATGTTGGTGGTATATCAAGGGGGCGGCGCCGATGTAGAAAGTGTGCAACATTTGACCGGTTGTGGAAATACAAAGGTAACTTGGAATTTGGAGTCCTAAACAGATTCCCGATGCTGCGACTGCTTAAGAACGTGTTAAATGACACACAGATAATGGCGGTGTTAAGTGAACTCGGGCAAG